GGTAAGTTGCAGATTGAAAAGGCTAACCTTAAAAACGGAAGACCTGAAAGCTACACCGTAACATTCTACGGAGATGGTAGAACGCTGAAAGATTACTTTGGCGAGGACTTGCTTTCGGACTTAGATTACTCTGACTACAATCACTCTTACAACGGAACTGAGATAGCAAACCGAATCTCAGACGCAACGAATCAGTATGACGTTAAATATCCTTTGATTAGCTCTAAGAGAATTTGGCACTATCAATCAAACTATGTAAACGCCACTACACCTAACTGGCTTGACGTAACTTCTATATCTCAAAACGATATACACGCAACAAGTGGGGCAGTTAAATACGATGAGCTATTCCCTGCGTTTAGGGTTAGCAAAATCTTTAAACTTATCCAAGCAAAATACGGAGTTAATTTTACAGGCACATTCTTAACTGATGAGCGATTCACAAAGCTATTCTTGTACTACAAAAACAAAAGTGAGTTCGGTATCACAGGTGGTAGTTATGACGCTGACTTTACAAGTATAACACCAACGTTCACAACGTATGACCTTACACCTCAAGTTGACCTTACTACAAACGAGGTTAATGTATCTTACATACCAAACGTAGTTCTTCAACGAGTTAGTTTAAGTGTACTTACTGCATCTACCTCAAACACGTATTACGTTGACGTGTATCAAAACGGAAACTTAGTCAACTCGATTCAAGCATCAGGAACGGGGGTAATACACTCTGAGATAATCGCAAACACACAAGGTTTACAATCTACTTACTCGTTTAAGATTCGGCCTAACGGAGCTAACAACATAACATTAAATGTAGGATATGCAGTAAACTACTTCTCAGGACTTTCATTGCTTCAAGACCAAGTAATAATATCTTGCTCTGCATTGTCTATGGTGCTTGACCAAAACCTCGCAGCGAACGCACCTCAGATGAAGATTGCTGATTTCTTCTCAGGTATCCTCAAGGTTTATAATATGATTTGCATTGGTACGGATGATAACACGTATCAGATTGCACCTATTGACGAATGGTACGGACAAGGAGCGATAGTTGACATCACCGAATACACGGATGTAAATTCTATTGACGTTGCTCGTATGCCTCTTTACAAAAAGATTACGTTCAAGTTTCAAGATTCTGATTGCTTTTTGAATAAGCAGTTTAGCCAAGTTTACTCACGAGGCTACGGAGATATGACCTATCAGTACGATTACGATGGTGGAGAATACACGGTTGACTTGCCTTTCGAGAATATCTTACAACAAAAATTTGATGGTACTGAGTTACAAGTTGGATACGCTCTTAACAATGAGTTTGCTCCATACACTCCGAAGCCAATTCTATTGTATCAGTATGATAACCAAGTTTGTGATTTCAAATTGCAGGTTGGTTCTCACGTTACTATCACAAGCTACACACCATTTGGTCAAGACTTGTACTACAATAATACGGACTTGACTTTGAACTTTGCACCTGAAACTTCGAGTTTACTTTTAACTCCTGTTCAGCAAACGCTCTTTGCTCAGTATTACTTCTCTTACCTTTACAACCTTTACAACTTAAAGCAAAGGCTAATCAACGTAAAGACGAAGCTACCTATCAGCTTACTCACAGGACTCAAGCTAAACGATAGGCTTATAATCAGAGACAAGCGTTACATCATTAACGATATGAATTCTAATCTAACAACTGGCGAGGTTAACTTCTCTCTTTATTTAGACTTCAGACCAATGATTAACAAAGTGCCTTTCTACAATGTGCCTACAAGTGGTGGCTCAGTAGTTACTGCTATCAACTTACCTAACGGAGGAGGTTCAGCAGTATTGACGCCATCAAGCTCAGACCTTGTTTTGAGTGCTTACACATTAACGACAAGCTCAAACGTAACTGCAACGACACCTGCTGCAAGTGCAGGAACGGTGTACTCTATTGGGGTGGCCTACACAAACACGAACGGAATAAGAACTGACGAAACAATTTACATAGTAGTACAATGATAAAGAACATAATCGCAATGCTACAATTAGACGAATTCTACGGAGAGTCTGAATTGATTGACATAGCAAAAGGAAAACACGCATTACACACGTCTATAAGAAAAGCAATTAAACAAGGGAAACGAGAATTTATAAATAGACGAAATGGCAGAGGTTAAAAACATTAAGATAAACGTAGATACTGCGTCAGCTACGCAGTCAATGGACAATCTTGCAAAAGCAACAAGAGACGTTTCAGCAAGTTTCGAGGAAGTTTACGGAGACTTACAACCTCTAACAACTCGTATGGGTGAAGCTGAGGATAGGTTGTATGAATTAGCGAACGCAGGTCAAACTGCAACTCAAGAATACAAAGACCTCTTAAACACCGTAGCTAACTATCGTAAGGTTCAGATTCAGACGGATATGGCAGTTGACGCTGCATCGAGTACGTTTGCAAATAAACTCGGTGGTGCATTAGGTGGAGTTACATCAGGCTTTGCTATTGCTCAGGGTGCTATGGGTGCTTTCGGAGTAGAATCTGAAGACTTAGAAAAGCAACTCTTAAAAGTTCAGTCAGCATTGGCTATTGCTGAGGGAGTTCGTGGATTCAAAGAAGCTATCCCGTCTATCAAAGCATTTGGTGCTGCGTTAAAAGGTGCTATTGGTGCAAGTGGTATAGGCTTACTTGTTATCGCTTTAGGTACGGTTGCAGCGTATTGGGATGACATCAAAGGTGCAGTAAGTGGTGTAAGTGCTGAGCAAGAAAAACTCAACGCTCAAACTCAATCAAACGTTGACGCCCAACAAGCTAAATTTGATTCAATCTCAGGCCAAGAAAACATCCTAAGACTACAAGGTAAATCCGAAGAGGATATTACAAGGATGAAGATTAAGCAGATTGATGCAATCATTGCAGCAACCGAAGCTCAAATGTTTCAACAAGAGAACCAAAAGAAAGCTGAAGTAGAAGCCACAAAGAGAAACCAAAACTACTTAAGACTGGTAGTTAGAATTGGTTTAGAGGCAGCAGCACTTGTACTTAGATATTTAGCAGCTCCGATTGACTTGGCTATTATGGCTGCAAACAAAGTATCAGAAACCTTAGGACTTGGTAAGATAACTGCATTTAACATAAATTCAGAAATTACCAAGATGACTGAGAAAGGTGCTAACGCAGTGGCAGAGTATTTCTTTGACCCTAAAGCAACTGCTGCTGAAGCAGATAAAACTATCAACGAAACTAAGGCTAAAATCACCCAACTAAAAGACCAACGTGCAGGTATGCTTTTATCATTGAAACAAGACAATGAGAAAGAAGTAAAAACCGAAACTGAAAAGGTTGACAAAGTAGGACAAGCAAAAGAAGACGCTCGTAAGTTAGAAATCGAAAGGCAACAAGAGTTTGACAAGCAGTTAGAAGACCTCGCTGAGCAGAATTATTTAAACTCACTTTCAGACCAAGAGCGTGAGCTTAGGTTAGTTCAGGATAAATACTTTGAACTCGAAACATTAGCACAAGGCAACGCTGACCAATTAGCAGAGATTGAGATTGCCAAAATGAATGAGCTCAATAATATCAATTTAAAATATCAAGAGGAGCAATACAAAATAAACGAAGAAGCAAGAGCTAAAGAAAAAGAAGCACAAGACAAAGCTAACGAGGAAAAGAAAGAAGCTGAGGCAGCAATGGTTGAAACTATGAACGCTCTTAGAGAAGCTGATTTCAACAATGCAAGTGCAGGAATAGACTTAGTTAAGAATCTCTTTGAAAACAATAAGAAAGTTCAAGCAGCAGCGTTAATAGCTGAAAGTGCAGTAAGTGTTGCAAAGACAATCATAAGCACAAAGGCAGCAAACCAAGCAGCAAGAGCACAAGGTACTGCACTATCTATTGCCACAGGTGGTGCATCGGTTGTTGCAGCAGAGGCATTAATCTTAAAAAATAACATCTCAGCAGGTATATCTATTGCATCACAAATTGCGGCTACTGCAAAAGGTGTTGCTGCTTTAGGTGGTGGTGGTACTCCTCCAAGTAATGACAATTCTCCTGACGGAGGTGGTGGAGGTGGTGGAGGAACTTTCTCTCCAAACTTCAACGTAGTAGGTAACTCAGGTGTAAATCAGTTAGCACAACTTCAGCAAACACCAGTTCAAGCATACGTAGTTAGTGGTCAAGTAACAACTGCTCAGAGCTTAGATAGAAACCGAGTAGAAAATGCAACATTGTAACAATTTAACGTCTAAAAGATATGCAAGTAATCGAATTAATCATTGACGAAAAAGACTCACAAAGCGGAATTGATGCCGTTAGTGTAGTCGAATCTCCTGCTATTGAGGAGAACTTTATCGCTCTATCAAAACACGAAGTAGAACTTAAAGAGGTAAATACTGAGAAGCGTATTTTAATGGGTGCTGCTCTCATACCAAATAAAAAAATATACCGTGTAAATCAAAAAAAAGAGGAGTATTACATCTACTTTTCTGAGGACACCGTGCGTCAAGCTATGGAGTTATTCTTTAAGAACGGAAACCAATCTAACGCAACCTACGAACACAAAGACGCAGTTAAAGGAATGACGGTTGTTGAGTCTTGGTTGATTGAGGATAGTAAATCGGATAAATCCCAATTATATGGCTTCAATTTGCCAAAAGGAACTTGGATAATCTCTATGAAAGTGGATAACGATGAGGTATGGCAAGACGTCAAAGATGGCAAGGTCAAAGGCTTCTCAATTGAGGGTTACTTCGCTGACAAGTTAGAAATGTCTTTAGAGCAACAAAAGAAAAATGAAATTATTGAACAACTTAAAAACCTACTTAATGAGCAAATTTAAAACACCAAGTAAAGCAAGTCCTCGTGCAGGAAGCAAAAGAGGATGTCTATGTGCAGACAATACGTATTCTAAAGAATGTTGTGACGGAAGTTTACAAGCTCAAGGAATCGGTAAAACTGCTGAAGTTAACGAACCTGCTCCTACTCAAACTGAGAACGACGGAGTAAGGACTATCGTACGTCAAAACGGATAAAAATAAAACAAATATAAATCAAAACGTCTTAAAATTATGAACACTACAAAATCAGTTTACAATCGTTTGTTCTCGGAGAGCAAAGTAGAACTCGCTTCAGAGCGTGTTGAGTTAGCTGTTGTTGATGACATTGCAAAAATGCTCAATGATGCTAATACAATTTTAAAAACATTGCAAGCCGACAAGCCTATGTTGGAAAGTGCAGATAAAGCTATTGCAGTTGCAAACGCAAACGCTGACAAAGCAGCTACTGCATCTGAAAAAAACGTACAAAAAGCAAGTGCATTACTTCCTAAAATTGGAACCGTATTAGACAAAGCCGATGCTGCTGCAAAAGGATTAGGATTAGATAGTAAAGGAATTACAGGTTATGCAGAATTAGATAAATTATATTTTGCAATCGAAGCTGCTCAAAAAGAAGTAGGATTGTATTACAAATTCCAAAACTAAACAAGTAAACAAATGAACGAAAAATCAATCTTAAACAAAGTCCGCACACTTTTAGGTTTAGAAGTGAAGTTGGAAACTATGCGTCTATCTGATGGCGTATCTATGCTCGAAGCTGATGCTTTTGAAGCAGGTCAACCTGTATTCATCTTAACTGAAGACGAACAACGCATCCCACTTCCAATCGGAGAGTACGAGCTTGAGGATATGCGTATCCTTGTAGTTATCGAAGAGGGTGTAATCGCTGACGTTCGTGAAGCTGCTGAACCTGAAGTAGAAGTTGAAGTAGAAGCTCCTGAGGCTGAAGCTCCAATGGTAGAGGAAGAGGTAGTTGCATCTACTGAAGCTCCACAAGCAAAGAAAATCGTTGAGTCTATCGTTAAAGAATCTTTCTTCAGCGAAATCGAAGCTCTTAAAAAAGAAAATGAGGAATTGAAAGCGAAACTTTCAGCACAAACTCCTGAGGTTGCAGAAGAAGTTGCACCAGTTGAATTGAGCGAAGAGCCTAAGCCTATTTCTTTCAATCCTGAAAACGCACAACCTACTGATGTATTCAAGTTTGCTGCTAAAAGAAACGCAACAACTATGGACACGGTATTATCAAGAATCTCAAACATTAAATAAATAATTAAAAATGGCTACAACCACTTCAATTACTACTACTTACGCAGGCGAGTTCGCAGGTAAGTACATCGCTGCAGCTTTATTGTCTGCTCCAACTCTTGACAAAGGCGGTATCACAATTATGCCTAACGTTAAGTACAAGCAAGTTATCAAACGTGTTGCTACTGACGGTATCATCAAAAACGCTACTTGTGATTTTGACCCTACGTCAACTATCACTTTGACTGAGAAAATTCTACAACCTGAGTCTTTCCAAGTTAACTTACAACTTTGTAAAACTGACTTCCGTTCAGATTGGGATGCTATCCAAATGGGTTACTCTGCATTTGACGTACTTCCTAAATCTTTCGCTGACTTCTTAATCGCACACGCTGCTGAGAAAGTTGCTGCAGGTATGGAAACTTCAATTTGGCAAGGTGTTAACAATACTGCTGGCGAGTTCGCAGGTATTATGACACAATTGACTACTGATGCTTCTTTGCCATCTGCTAACGAAGTTGCAGGTACTACTGTTACTGCTGCTAACGTAATCACAGAACTTGGTAAAATCGTTGATGCTTGTCCTGCTGCTCTTTACGGAAAAGAAGACTTGACTCTTTATGTATCTTCTAACATCTACCGTGCTTATGTACGTGCTTTGGGTGGCTTCGCTGCTTCAGGTGTAGGTGCTAACGGTTACGACAACAAAGGTACAAACCAACAACTTGGTGATGTTTACTTTGACGGTGTTCGTGTATTTATGGCTAACGGTCTTGCTGCTAACACAGCTTTATTGAGCCAAAAATCTAACCTTTACTTTGCAACTGGTCTTCTTTCTGATATGAACGAAGTTAAAGTGTTGGATATGGGTGATATCGATGGTTCACAAAACGTACGTGTAGTTATGCGATTTACTGCTGACGCTAAATACGGTTTTGCTTCTGACGTTGTTACTTACGGAATCACAAACTCTGCTAACTAATCTTAGCTCAATTTAAATAATCGGGGAGGGGTTTTCGCTCCTCCCTTTTTTATAACTTTTAAAACTTAATAAAATGGCTTGTGATTTAGCAAATGGTCGCTTAGAAGTATGTAAAGATGCCGTTGGTGGTATCGATGCAGTTTACTTCATTAACTACGGAGATTACGCTTACCCTACTGACGTTACTTATGTAACAGGTACTGATACCATCGAAGCAGTAGCTAATGTAACTTCGCTTTACAAATACGAACTCAAAGGAACTAACTCTTTTGAGCAAGTAGTAAACTCTTCACGTGAGAACGGAACTACATTCGTAGAGCAAACTTTAACAATGACGTTAAAGACTCAAAACGCTACTACACACAAAAGCGTTAAATTGTTGGCTTATGGCCGCCCTAACGTAGTTGTTAAAACACGTAACAACCAATTCTTTTTAGCAGGATTGGAGCACGGAATGGAGTTAACTACTGCAAACGTTTCTAACGGTACTGCAATGGGAGATTTAAACGGATACACTTTGACTTTCGTAGGTCAAGAAAAACTTTTAGCTAACTTGTTAGACTGCTCATCTGAAGCAGACTTAGCAGGTGGTGCAGGTGATGTATTCGGTTCAGCTACTATCGTAACTGCATAACACTTTTCTTTATAGCGTGTAAGGAGGGAGGCTTAGGTCTCCCTTTTTGCTTTTAAAACAATTCCTCCGTGTTTACGTCTTTTAAATATGATTGTACTAACTACATCAAGTTCAGCTCAGACGTTCTCTTTCATTCCGAGAGATACTGCTACTTCAATGGTGCTTACTGATGACCAAACAAACACACCAGTAACCGTAGCTATCACAACTCAAACGAGCGGAGATTACGTCAATACAATCACCGCAACTTTTGACTTAACTGAGGGTCACTTCTACGATTTAGTTCTTTACAAAAACACGGACATCGTTTACAAGGATAGAATCTTTTGTACTGACCAAAACATCGTAACATTCTCCGTAAACAACGGACAATACACATCTAACACTACATCAAATACGTTCATAGTTTATGAGTAACAACGTACACGTCTTAAACCTATCAGCATACACTACTCCCGTCATTCAGGAGAGTAAGCGTGATGCTTGGGTTGACTTTGGAGAAGATAACAACTACTATCACTTCCTACAAGAAAGATACACCAACTCCACAACAAACAACGCAATCATTAATAATATCTCTCGCTTAGTTTATGGGCGTGGGTTGAGTGCAGTAGATGCTTCTCGCAAGCCGAATGAGTACGCTCAAGCTATGGCTATGTTTAACAAGGATTGTTTGCGTAAGATTGCTCTTGATAGAAAGATGCTTGGTCAATTCGCCATCCAAGTACACTACAACGATAAGCACGATAGAATCCTCAAGGCGTATCATATTCCTGTTAACCTTTTGCGTGCTGAGAAGTGCAATAAAGACGGAGAAATAGAAGCCTACTACTATTCAGATGATTGGACTGATGTAAAAAAATACCCGCCTACTCGCATACCTGCATTTGGATACTCTAAAGACAAGGTTGAGATTCTATTCTCTAAGCCTTATGCAGTAGGAATGAAATATTACGCTTATCCTGATTATCAAGGTGCAGTTCCTTACGCACTTTTGGAGGAGGAGATAGCTGATTACCTAATCAACGAAGTACAAAACGGATTCTCAGGAACTAAAGTAGTTAACTTCAACAACGGAGTGCCTACTGACGAGCAGCAATCAATCATCACAAACAAGGTTCTAAGCAAACTAACTGGTTCGAAAGGTCAGAAAGTAATCGTAGCGTTCAACGACAATATGGACACTAAAACTACGGTAGATGATTTGCCTTTGAATGACGCTCCTGAGCACTACACTTACT